CCCAAGAGCAAATTAATAAAGAAAAATTAGATTATTTTAAAACACAAGGATTTCAAATATGAACGTAAAAATAATAGATTACAGCAAGAAAAGTAAATCCTTTGAAGATTACCACGCAACAGGTGGTGCAGGAATGAACTATGCAGGCTTTGAATGTTTAAATGGTATATTTCAATTTGCTAAAGATGGCATCACAGATATAACAGGAACACCAGGCAGTGGTAAAACTGAATTTGGATTAGAACTTTTATTTTATCAGTCAGAATCAAAAGATTTAAGACACTTAATTTATGCACCTGATATTGGTAGTTATAACGAAATACGTAGAAAATTAATTATAAAATATTATAAAAGAAGTTTTAGAGGATATGCAAACTCAATAACAAATACTGAATTAATTAATGCAACTGCTTTTATTGATACATACTTTTTAATAGCTACAAAACAAGATGTAAAAAAACCTTTAACCCCAATGGATTTATGGAATTTTACAGTAGATTATCAAGATTTTAAAGGTGGCATTGATACTTGTTTTATTGATAGTTGGAAAAACCTATATCACGATTATACAGGTAGAGAAGACCAGTATTTAGATTTTATTTTAAGTTACCGAAATGAATTAGCAGAAGCAAGTCACAAACACTTTATGACTATTTCACATCCAAAGTCAACTGAATTTGACAAAGAAACAAAGAAACCAAGAATACCAACTGCACACGATATAAGTGGTGGTGCTGCATGGTTTAGGAATGGTAAAACACTTGTAACAATAGACTGGGCAGATAGAGAACATGGAAACATTGATGCATACTTTTGGAAAGTAAAACCTGATACGATAGGTAGAGCAAAATCAGTATTTCAACAACTTGAATTTGATTGGAAAAAATCAAGATACAGAGAAACCATTGAGGGCAGAATATGTTATGCAGGTCAAGGAAAAGAGTTAAGAGAGAAAGGCGATTTTATAGGATTTGCAAGTATTGATAGAAGTAAACTAATAGGAGAAGTACCATTCTAATGGAATTAGCAATAAAATTTGGCAAATACATAATGAGCCTAACAAACGAGCAAAGAGAATACTCAACAGTTGAACAACTTTATAAAATATTTATGACCTATGAACGAACTAAAACAATTTCAAGATGAGCAGCAAAAGTTAAACAAACTTCGCACAAACGACTATAAAAAGTTAAGATTGATTATGGATGAATACTGTGGATTTACAAATCTAATGACACAACGTGAGCCTAATTACATTAATCTATGGCATTTAACATCGTTTATAGAAGACTTTGAGTTAAAGGTGATACAAAGTACAGGTGAAAGAAAAATAACCGCAGAAAAGCACCTTAAAACCCTTTATGATATTCAATGCCAATATGGTAAATACTACTTCGAATCAATTATTTATCGCCAAAAGGTTCAGGAACTTGAAACAAATCAAATAATATTTATGGAAAAAATCAGAGAATTAGAAAGCGAAATAAAATTGTTAAACAACTTAAAAGAATTTTAGATATGATAAAAATTAATTCATTAAGTGGTGGCAAAACATCAAGTTATATGGCAGTACATTATCCTGCTGACTACAATTTGTTTTCATTAATTACTATTGAAGATTCACAATGTACTCCCAGCGACAAAGGATTAATAAAAATAGTATCAGATAAATTAGGCAAAGAATTTATTGCAACTGCTGAAGATGACAAAACTATGGTTGCTATGCTTAAACTTGAGCAAATATTAGGCAAAGAAATTATTTGGTTAAGTGGTAATTCATTTGATAAAGTAATAAAAAAAGGTGGTATTCTTCCAAATATGATGTCAAGATTTTGTACTACTGAAATGAAGATGCGACCAATATTTGATTGGTGGTTTAAAAATATAGCTGAAAAAATACAAATGGGAATAGGTTTTAGGTATGATGAAAAAGAAAGAGCAGAAAGAATAAATGATAAATTTAAAGGAATTGTAGGTAAAAGAAAAACAAGAAACAAGTGGGAAGAAATAGAATGGAGAGAATCAATATTTCCATTAATAGAAAATAAAATATTTCATCACAATGTAATTAAATGGGCAGATAGTAGTGGTATTATTTACCCAAGTGATTCAAATTGCGTAGGATGCTTTTGGAAACAAGGGCAGCAGTTAAGAAAGAATTGGGATGAAAATACAAATAAAATGCAATGGTTTGCAGACCAAGAAATAAAAAATAAAAGATGGAAAAAAGAATTTACTTATGAACAAGTTAAAAAATTAGGATTGCAACAAGACTTCTTTTTTGGTACAGGTTCTGGATGTAACGCAGGATATTGCACAGATTAAATTAATTTAGTTGATAACTTGTTAAATACTTAATTAGCAATAGCATCACTTTTGAAGTGCTTAAATAGCAACAAATTGGAACGCATTGATTTAATAAACGAAATAACTAAAAATCCTGCTTATCTTGATACTTGTAAAAAGTTAGATGCAGGATATAGTGATGACATATTTCAGGAGGTTATTATAGAAATATTAACTATTCCTGCTGAACGTTTACCCACATTAAATTATTTACAGTTCTGGTATTATTGTGTAGCTAAAAACATTATTTCACGCAATGGCAAGTTAGGAAAACTATTTAGTAAAGAGATTCCAATGGATGAATTTATGGAATCTGAATCCGAAAGAATTATTGATGATAGCGATTTAGACTTTAAGAAAATAGAAAACTTCATGCTTGGATGTAGTGAGTTTGAAAATAGAATAGTGTTATTGTATGCAGAACTTAAATCAATGCGCAAAATAAGTAAAATAACTGGCATAAGTTATTCAGCATTACGTTCAGTAAAAGAAAAAATAAAAAAATTTGCAAATGAAAATCCTTGTAATCATACCGAGTTATCCTAACATAAGTGGTGTAGACTATCACCGACTATTGCAACCACATAAACGCATGGCAGAAATGTTTAAAGAGAGTGTGGATATGTACCAAATAAATGAAATAGACAGCGCAACAATAGAGTTCCTGCAAGGCTTTGATTTAATTATAGCTAACCGATTTATAAGCAGGGTAAAAGGAAACGATGTAATAAGAAAATTAAAGGATGCAAATGTTCCTTATGTGTTGGACATTGATGATGATTACAGGCTACCTAATTGGCACATACTACAACAAGCAGCAAAGCAAGAGAACCACGCAGCAAAAATACTTCAAGCATTACACTACGCAAAAGCAATAACAACTACACACGAATACTTATCAGGAACACTAAAATATGAAGCAAGCCAACCGAATACTTTTGAAATACCAAACGCAATTAACCCAAGTGAAGACCAGTATAAGTTTGCAAAAAGAGAACTTGATGTAGTTAAATTTGGTTGGAGTGGTTCAATAACACACTTTGAAGATGTGTTGCTTATGCACGATGGTTTATATTCACTTTACCATCAAGATAAGTACAAAGGTAAATTCCAAGTAGTTTATGGTGGTTTTAGTATTGATGATGATACAAGCAGAGCAATAGCAGGTGTAATGTCTTGTAAGGGCAAAGCAAGCGAATCACAGTTTGCAACCTATCCAAGTGTATCAATAAACGAATATGCAAAGTTCTATGATACTATTGATGTTTCCCTTATACCTTTACGAGATAACCGATTCAACAAGCTAAAATCAAACCTAAAACTAATTGAGAGTGGATTTAAAAAGAAAGCCTGCATAGTTTCAAATGTTCATCCGTACGAACCAATGTTGAATCACGGAAAGAATTGTCTTGTAGTAAAGCATAAGAACGATTGGTATAAACACATGGTGAAACTAATAGAAAACCCTGCAATGATTGAAGATTTAAGCGAACAATTATATTTAGATTGCCAAGTTCAGCACATTGATAGAATAGCTGAAGCAAGGTACAAGGCTTATAAAAACATTTTAAAATTATGATAGATTTAATATTTTACTGCATAGGAATAGCAATGCTATTTACTGCCTTTTTTAGCCTAACACAAATACCAACGTGGTTAGATTTTAAGCCATTTAACTGCAACGTGTGCTTATCTTTTTGGATTTGTGTAATAACTATTCAATTTGATTTAATTAAATACACACAAGCATTTGCAGTCGCAGGTTATGCTGCCTACTTTTCAATGATACTAAAAAGAATAATGTACAAGATATGAGAAACTTTGATGAAATTTATTTTGCAATGAAAAAAAAAGGCGATAACCGATTTAGCCTTTTAGAATTAGTAAAAATATTTGATAACGAAACAAGTTGGGTAGGTACAAGCCAACAACTACTTGAAATTAAATCATTAAGCCATGAGGTTACTGGCATACGTTCAGGCGATTGTTCTGCTTGTAATCTTGATGCAGTTAAAAACATGGTTAGGTGGGTAATGGCATTAATCGCAATGGCTGTGCATGACACAGTAGAAAACAAAAGAAGTAAATATACATTACAAACACTTGAAAGTTTAGTAAATACAACTGATTTTAATAACCACAGAATAATAGTTATAGATAATAATTCATGTATAGAAACTAAAAATATTTTAGAAGAACACGAACAATTTATAACTGTAATAACCAACACCGAAAACGTAGGAACTGCAAAAGCAATCAATCAAGCATGGGCATATCGTAAACCAAACGAAGTAGTAATTAAAATGGATAACGATGTTGTAATAAATAACTATGGTTGGGTAGAAGAAATGGAACTTGCAATGAAACTCGGTGGCTATCC